ATCCAATGTGCTTAAAAGTGTAGAAGACGCTATGAATGGAGTTGTTTACAAGGATGATTCTCAGATCGTGAATATCCATGTTTCCAAGGTTTATTCAAGTGTTTCAGGAGTAGATGTTTGCATAAAAGAATGCTTGGATTAGGGTAAGTCCCAATACAAAACCTTGCAAAACAAGACTAACATTTAATTTTTAACAGGAGTGAATGATGGAAAAAACTTGGGAATTTGACACAACCACAGGCGAAGGTAGTGAGATCGTCACAGTAGTTTACGAGTATGAGAACGATGGTGAGACCACCTATAACGAGTCAATCAAAGAGGTTTGGTTTGAGGGTCGCAATGTCATAGGGCTATTCTCTGACGAACACTTCAAAGAACTAGAGATGGAAGCGGCTATGCGTTTCCAACACCACAAGCTGAACTACAAGCAGGAGGATGTATGACTAACGAAGACATTATTAAGTTGGCAATAGAACACACTATTCATGGCCTGAAGTTTAATGAAGAGGGTCTTATACGCTTTGCCAACCTTATTGCCTCTGCCGAACGTGATGAATGTGCAAAATTGGCTGATATGGCAGTTGATTTTTGGGTAAAAGGAGGTTTTCCAGAGTGTGCAGAGGTTAGAGAAGCAATGCACATTGGAGAGGCTATACGATCAAGAGAAAGCAATGCGGAAGCGAACTAAACGCAAGGTCTGGGCATTGATTGACCCACTTACTCACGCAATAGTAGGTGCGTCAATCACCCACAGAGACAAGCTAGACAAACTCAGAATGCTCGAATACTCAGCACTAGAAGCAATGACCAAAGGACAAGGAACAGTAACCGATTGGCGCACCCTTGTTGACGTTTTAAACCTAAGTGAAACGATGGCAAGGCATAACATCGGAAAATATGAAGTTTTACCAGTTTGCCAAAAAGCACAAGATGCCTTACATCAAGCGGCAGAACGCTACCAAAAAACAATGAAAATGGGTTTATCAGGTGAAGGTATTAAAGCAGTAAGGGATTTAATCGAATATGCTGATTTACAACAATCAAGTATTAGTCGATCTGAATTCGAGAGATATATTAAGAAAACCAAAGATTATATTAAATCAAATAATGATTTAGTCGTGGAGATAATATGAACGAACCTACTAAAGCCATCATGTACCTGATTGATACAGCCCCTCTCTATTCGAAGGCCAAGGCCACCAGGATGTATTTAGAAGAGTTCAGGAAAAGCAGAAAAGCTCAGTTAATGAGTCAAGCGGGAACTGAGGTTTTAGGCAAGCAAGAAACCTATGCCTATGCTCACCCAGATTACATCGAAATACTTGAAGGAATCAGGCAAGCTGTCGAAACAGAGGAAAAATATCGTTGGTTATTGACCGCTGCCCAAGCCAGAATCGAGTGCTGGCGAACAGAGCAATATAGTGCCCGCATGGAAATGAAGGCCACCACTTGAACAACAAACTAAGCGCAAAGCAAAGGCTACACCTTGCAAGGATTAAAAACCTCCCTTGCTCAGTATGCGAAGCACCACCACCGAGTGAGGCTCACCACTACAAACAAGGGCTTCAGTACACTTGCATAGCCCTTTGTGTTGATTGCCACCGCAATCCAGTAATGGGATGGCATGGGCAGCGGAGGGCATGGGCAATCAATAAAATGGATGAAATTGATGCCCTGAATGAAACCATCCGCAGATTGTGTGAGGATATGCCCTCAAAAAGCGATAAAAGCCCCTTTTAAGACGTTTTCTAGTGCTTGTGCATACCAACTATGCCAGACGTAAAAAAAGAGCTTATAACCCTTAATTGACAGACAAGAAAAAACCCTCCGAAGAGGGCTTGAATTTATCGTTTTGTAAGTATTCGCAGAATTAGGGCTAATGTTGCATAGATCATTTTTTCTGCAAAACTGGCTCATATACCCAGTCTTCCCCGTTATGCTCGTCAACAAAAACCCATTCAAGCAATTCTTCGCTCTCATAATTCGGGTTTTCGTTCATTATCTTATTTTTAGCGTCTTCTAATGTTTCGGCCTCAATAAAATACTCATAAGAAACATTTCTAAATATTTGAAAAGTTTTCATACTTGACCCCATAATTTAATTGCATCTTGCTTACATTGTTCAACTTGATCTATTGATAAACCATAGGCCAATTGCTCTGCCAAATTAGAGGCTTGCTCTGCTTTTTGGTCATCTGGTGCTGTTAAAGCAAGAACTAGGCATTGTGTTAGTGCTTGAATTTGTGTCATTTTCAGCCCCTTAAAAGTTTTGGTAGATGAAAGAATCGTCAGAAGTTGACCCAATGACAGAAGTGTTGTCGCACAAATAATTCATAACGTGTTGCTTTTGTTTTTCTTCTGTTTCAATATCATCTAAGTCTATTGAATAATCGTTTGCAATAGTTTTCCAGTTTTGTTCGCTATATTCACAGCAAATAGCAATTACATCCAATTCAAGCTCTTCGCCCGTATCCTCTTCATATTGTTCAAGCCATGAAAAAAGGTGTTTTAACCCATCATAAGAGAAGTTATCAGGTCGAATTTGCTGGAAAAGATCACGGAATTCTGAAAAATTGACAGTTGTTTTCATGTTGACACCCATTAAATTGAAAACCTTGGGAAATTCCAAGGCCATAAGCCCCTAAATTAAGGGCTTACAGTCTTAAAACTAAGCGGCTTTTTGCTGCACTTGCATAAAATCAGGGTTTAGCCCTTGATAAGTGCCTGGATCATTTCGCATTGGCATAACCACAACCAAAGCATCATTTAGGTTATTGTGAATGACCCCTGAATCACTGCCCCTTTGATGCAAGGGAAAAACCTTACCCTTTTTAGCACCATAAAACATAGCTAACGCTTCATTGCCTTTTACAAGCAATTCTGGGTCAAAATAGCTTATTCTTTGCTCAAGAAACGCTTCACGGGCAGGAACTACACGGGAAATATCAGGATAACGTGCGTCTATTGCCTGAAAACGTGCATTGCCTAACAAATAATAATCCTTAGCGCCCCCTTCAATCGTTTCAAGATCAATAAATTCTGATTTTTTATCAATGGCCTTGATAGTGTCTGAGGGAATAATAATTTGAAACCCGTATTGTGCTGGTGCATCTATAACGTCAATCGGGCATTGTCCAGCAAATAAAACGTGTCCATCTGTCCCATAAACCATCGCAACATTAGGGTTATTGATTGAAACGCAAACACCCTGCAAGTAATAGCGAAGATCTTTTTTTGCAGCACAAATTAAAGCAGCACGCAAAACGCTAGTTTTTAAAGTAATTTTCATGTTGAACACCTATTCAAAAAGTTAATGAAACCCTAGTAAAACACTAGGCCAATAGCCCCTAGATCAAGGGCTATCAGTCTAAGGTTTAATTCCCTGCTATCAGTTTACCCGAACGGCCCTTAGTAAAAGGGTGATTAAAAATGTCACTAGGGGTAAAAGTAGAGGGGAATAAGATCACTTCGTGAAACGGGTAAAAAGAGGGTTTGTCGTTTTCTGGGGAAAAAATCCAGCCCCCTAACCCGTTTTCATAACGATAATCAATAGCAGCTTGCAAAGTGGTGAAAGTGAAATAATTTGTCATTGTTTACGCCTATCAGTTAAAAATTAGATTCTAGGGATATGAAACCCCTAGACAATAGGGATAAACCCTAGGTTATCGGTAAAAATATAATTGTGCGTTTTGTTCACAATCCCTAGGTGTTGCCCCGTAGTACTTACGGCCCGTCAAATAACCCGTGACATACCAAAACCCCGTGATTGTGCATAGTGTAGGTTTCATTTTTAGCCCCTTATTGAATAGAATCGGTTTGTGAAATATGAAATACAGTTGACCTTCTGCAAAGCATGAAACTGTTTTCGCTATCCTTATCCTTAGCGGGTATCCATGTAACTACTTTAACCCCCTTTTCCCCTTTTCTCACTTGCCTATTGAGGGCTAACCATGCATTGTAAGTAAACACGTTTTCACGGGGAATAATGTCACTTGCTGGAATTCCCTTATCTGCAAACCCTTGCATAATTGCTTGATAGTTTGCGAAAGAATCCCCGTTTTTAGCCCTATTGAGGGATTCTAACGATTGTGTAATTTTGTCCATGATCTTAACGCCTATAAAAATTGTGAACTATTTAACTAAAATGTCAAAATATGCAAGTAAACCCGCACACAATGACAAGCCTATGATTATTGCTGCAATGATATCCCTATGATTTTCGTTCATTGTTGCCCCTTAGCTTTATAGCAATTGTAGGTTTCACCCTTGTACTTTTCTTTTAGGGTTTGAACGTATAAAACAGTTAAAGCATGGAATTGCTCTAGGGTTTTAGCTTTTCGCATTAGGGTTTGAATTTCATTGCAAGTTAGTGTTTTCATGGTTTGCCCCTTACCCGTTCTTTGCGATAAGGTTAAAGGCCCTGAGATAGTCTCTAGCAGTTCGATAAGTATCGGTCATGACCTTATCAACTAACCCTCCGTTTTTGTACACTTTTACAATGTAGTAACCATTGTGTGAGACACGTTCGAATGTAGTGTAATTGCCGTTTTTTTGCTCTGTGATTTTCATGATGTTGACGCCTATTTAGATCACTTTCCTATTGAAAGTATAGTAAGGATAGCAACAAAAAATAAAAAAACTATTAGGACAAACCCTAATAAAGTACAATTTATTTAAATTATTTAAAGAGACACTATGGGCAGACCCTCAAACCCTCAAACCCGATACTTCCAAAGAACATTGTCAGACCCTCAGAGAATGATCTTGTTAGCAGCGGGAAATGGAAATTTGTCCAGGGGATTTGAGAACGTGTTAGCGATGTATCAGTATGCCCACAATAAAGGGTTTCGCCCTGATATGGATTTGAGTTATTTAAATATAGAATCCGCAATAAGTAACAGCCCCAATGAAGATGAATCACTAAGGGATAAGGTAAGGACAGATAGAGGGAGCATATAAGGGAACACAATGACAAATAATTCAAGTACCCTAAAAAAGGTGCATCGAATCCTCTCTCACAGATAGTTATAAACCATAACCATATTAGTTATGACTCATAACGATCTAGGTCTAAGGGTAAATGTGTGGGTAGAAACCCTGATATGGGGGGGGGAGGGGTAGAGTGGTGTGTGTAGATATTGGTGTAGCCTCCCCCGTTCTGAAAAAGCTAAATTGACCATTCCAGAAAGGACAAAATGGAAACGTTAAAAAGAGGCCGTGGTAGACCTAAAGGGTCTGTGAAGATGACCATACAGAGGTTTGCTAATAACCCTCCTAGTGTTTTGCCTAAGACTGACCATCAGAGGCTCAAGGAGTTGAAGGAGTTGATGATTAGGAGTGGAGGTAAGGATGTTGCTCAGAAGGTGATAGAGATAGCTTTAAATGACGAGCATCCCCATCAACTGGTGGCTTTGAAGATGTGTTTGGATAGGACTCTACCTGTTTCTATGTTTGAGAAGGATAAGAGTCAGAGGAGTGCTGTGACCATCAATATCACTGGGTTAGGTGAAGAGCCTACAATAGTAGATGTTAATGATGTGTCTGATGTACAAACAAAGGAGGTAGATCATGGGTGATTGGCTAAAAGCATACCAAGAGTTTGTTAAGACTCCTTGGCAACCGACAACATTAAAACCTGAGCAAGAGATAGCTTTCCGTAATTGGCTAACTAATACTGATTTGTTTAAGAGCATACGAGAAGATATTGCAAAAGAAAACGAGATTCCTCTGGACAAAATGGATAAAAATCGTGTTTTGGAAATGATTTTAGAGAGTCCTGATTACGACTATCGTGGTGCTTTTTTAGATAATATGCAATCTAAAATTGACCCTACTGATAAAAAACCTCACTTTATGTCTTCTGACAGATCAGGTCGTATGTTAAAAGCGCCTACGCATGAGACTGCTTGGAAAGAGTTTTTTATGCGTCAGTTTAAATTTGATCCTGACTCAAGAGGTTTAGATACTTTAGATAAAGCACAACAGTGGACAAACAAAATGATGCAAAAACCTGTTGATGTAAATTACTCTGATCCTTTTGGATTCTCTATCCGATGAACAACCAGAAGATGTAGGGCTAAATATGGCTGATCTTAATTTCCAACTATTGCCGTGGCAGCAAATTGTTTTTAAAGACCCCGCCCGATTCAAAGTGGTTGCCGCAGGTCGTAGGTGTGGGAAATCTCGATTAGCCGCCACAACTTTGTTAATCGAAGGTTTGCGTTGCCCACCTGGTTCGGCAGTACTCTATGTTTCACCAACAATGGGGCAATCGAGGCAAATCGTCTGGGACTTGCTGTTAGACCTTGGTAGAGAGGTTATACAGAGTAGCCATGTGAATAACTTGGACATTACCCTGATAAACGGAGCAAGAATCTATGTTCGTGGTGCTGACAGACCTGATACCTTACGGGGAGTCTCGCTGACCTATGCTGTACTGGACGAGGTAGCGGATATCAAGCCAGAGGCTTGGGAACAGGTTATTCGGGCTTCTTTGTCTGACAAGCGAGGTAGGGCCTTGTTCATTGGGACACCCAAGGGACGGAACTGGTTCTATGATACCTTTAAATTAGGAGAGTCAGAGGATGATCCTCATTGGAAGTCATGGCACTTCACCACTGCTGATAACCATTTGATTGACCAAAAAGAGATTGAGTCTGCCAAGAAGACCCTGAGTACCTTTGCTTTTAAACAAG